ACTATACACTCCACCAAGTCCTAATCCTATTGAACCAGCACCCTTTAAACCTATAGGCGTTGGACTTTGCAAGACAAGACCAGCAGCAGCAGATTGTAATTCACCTACAGTATCAAATTGTTTTAATGTATTTAATCTTGAGCCAAAATTTGTATTTTGATTATTTCTTAATGTTTGAAATAATTTTCTTGATATAGTATCTACTGATGCTTTGTTACCACCAGCAGAAAATGTTTTTATAAGTTCTTTTTCTAATTGATGAGCTTGTTCATAAACCGCCATTACATTTGCGTATTCTGGTTCTATTTCAACAATTTTATTTTTAATTTTATTTCTTGTTTGAGCAATTAGACTTTCCGTATAATTACCTAATTCACTTGCTGCTCTTGAAGGATATAAGTCGTCAATCATTCCTTTTAATACATCTAAAGATTCTACAGTATGAAAGTTTGGATTTGATTTAAATTCTTTTAATAAATCTTTTATATCATTAATTGCACTAATACCTTTTTCATTTCTAAGCATATCTATGCCTTTTTCTGGTACTAAATCTACTCTTGGGCTTACTGGTAAATCACTTGGTGTTATTTGTTGATTAGGTTTATTTTTACCTTTAAAAACAGTTGATTCATCTAAACTTGTTATTATTTCATCTATAATTTTGTTAAATTCTTTTTGAGGTATTGTTTTTGTTCCTAACAATATTGAACCCATACCTTCTTTATAATTTGCTTGTTTTAAATCTTTATGCTGTTTTAATTTTAATTTAAGTAAATTTGCCATATTTTCGTAAGCGTTTGGATTTTGGTTTCTCATGTTTTCAGTTAAAACTTTTTGATTTTGACCTCCTTCACTACCAGCTCGATAACTTAATCTTAATGCGTCACCACCAACTCCTGATGGAAAACCAAGAATATCAGGAAGAACATTTCCCCCTGCTTTTACAGTTTCTTTTCCAACAAAACCAGCTCCAATTACAGGATCAAATCTATTTGAAATTCTTGCAATTTTATTAATTTTTTCCGCTTGTCCTGCTAGTTGAGGTATTTTTGCTACACCACTTGCTCCACCAGAAAATATCATAGCAACATCTGCTAATATACCAGCAGGGTCTGATGTTGCTGCTTTTCTAAAACCTCCCATAGAACCATATCTATCTTTAAAATAACTTCCAATTCCAATCGCCATATCTTGATCGTCAGATTTGTAAATATAATCTGGCACAGCAAGTTCTAAAACACCCTTACCTAACTGTAAAATATTTTTTGCTGTATCTATTGGGTGTATTACTATATTTGAATAATCTGCTAATAATTGAAGACTAGAACTTGGTAAATTTTTTAATGCTTTACCAAAATCATTTAAATTACCTTTTGAGGCATAATAACCTTTTGGCATATTTTTTGGGTCTTTAACTAGTTGAGTTAAAAAATCTTTTTCAAGTCGAGAACTAAATCCTTTATTTTTATCCTGTAATTTACCAAATTTATCTTCATGTGATTTAGGCACATAAATTGTTATTTTCTTTTTAGTTTTTTTGTGTGTTAAATGTCTTTTTGCCATATTATGTCCTTAGTCTTCCCATATATCACTATCTAAATCAGTATTAAACTGTTCATCTTCGGCTATTGTTGTTAATTCTTTCATCATATTTTTATAATCTTCAAATTCAGGAAAAGGCATAAAAGCATCATCTTGTTGATCTTTAATTGTTGTATTAAAAAATTTAACTGCTCTTTCGTACCTATTATATTTATCTCTAAACATTTGGTTTAAAAATATTCTCATTTCTTGTTTGTTTCTTAAAGCACCCCTTCTACCCAAAGCATTAATAACTCTCAAAGCATCTTGTTCTGTCATTACACCGCCACCTACAACTTCAACTCGATATTTACCAAGTAAAGCTTCTTGCTGACCTTTTGTTAAACCAGCAGCAAGTTGTTCTTGCGTTAAATTTTCGCTATCAAGTATTGTTTCTACATCTCTTAAAAATGAATCAATAGTAAAATTAATACCTCCACCAGCTTTGTCAACACTTGAACCATATCGTGCTAATGCTTGTAAACTATTAAATTCTGTTACTATATCTTTTTGCTTGTCGTCTAATTTTGATCTTTTACTACTTCTTTCAGCAATTTCAGTTGTAGTAAGAGACCTTAATTTTGGAAATAAATCTGAGTTTAATTTTCTAAATACAGGTAATGGTAATCTTTCACCCTTTTTTAAATCTCTTACATATTCCCTACCATTAATAGTATATTGTTCATATCTATCTCCAGTATCAGGGTCTTGCAATATTGTATTATTTGTAGCTCTACCGCCTTCAAAAAGTCCTAATATATTTTTATCTATAAATTCTTTATTTTGAATTTGTTGAGCATTATTTAAATTTATAGAGTCTCCAGCACCTACTTTAGTTCCATTTTTTAATTCTAAAGTTTTACCTGTATTATTTAAATATGTTTTACTTTTTATATCTATTTTATTGCTTTCTCTTAAAGCTCCACTATTAATTAATGTTCTTGTATCTGCCCTATTTGGGTCACTAAAAACATCAGAAACATTTAATCCTGTAGTTTGTCCTGATTTAATAACTATACCACTTGATAATTTAATGTCTTCATTACTAGTATTTGTATAATTCTTAAGAGATACTTGTTGATTTTGATTTTTATCTTTGTATGGCTTTATTATTCCTTTACCGTAAGCATCAGATACAGCTTGATTTCGTGGATCATACAATTTATTTGCATCAAAATTAAAAGTACCATTAGGTTGAATTTCTTGACCATTTATATTTATTGGACTATCAGATGTATTTTGAAATGTTTGAAATTTTGGTGTTGCTGGTTTGTTATTATTTAATAATTTTATTGCAACATCAGTTGGTAAATCAGAAGGTATGCCCCTATCTGTAAATAATTGATTTAAAGCCTGTTTTTGTTTTTGTTGTTCATTTGCTTGTTTGTATGCTAGCATAGGTGCAGCTAATCTTAAACCGCCTTGTGGCGTTGTAGAAGGAGCAGCTTGTTCTTGTAAGGCAGCAGCAAAAGCTAATAAACTTTGACTATCTAAATTACCTAAAAGACCGCCTAAACCTTTCTTTTTTTCTTCTTCTTCTTGATTTACTAACAAACTCATATTTTACTCCTAAAGACTTTTTAATATACTAAGTAAAGTTGCTGTATTTGATAAAGCCTGTGCATTTTTATTTTCATATACAGGTTTTGATTGTGTCATACCTTGTCCTGCAGCAGAATTAAGATTACCTAAGAAAGTTCCTAGTCTTTGTTGTGGTGCAGCTTGTAGGAAATCAAAACGAGATTTATTAGCTTCAATTTGTCTTTGTGCTTGATTTTGTCTATTTTGACCTACTGCTGCTAATTGTGCATAATCAGTATAATCTTGGTTAGCAAGAGCAGGTACATTAGACAACATAGCATTTTGTCTGCTTCTTTCGTTTTCATAATTTTGCATTAATGGTGTTGACAATGCACGAGTTAAAGCATTTTGATTTGCACCAGAACCTAAACGCCCTGCACGACTAAATTTACCTTGCACTTGGTCTGTAATTGGGTCTAATACAGCTTGTTTAAAATAAGGATTACTTCCTAAAAAGTCACCACGCAAAGTATTTAAACCTAGTGATTGACCTTCTCTTGTTAATGGACTTCCAGATAAAGCACGATTACCTTGTAAGGTCATAGCCATTTGTTGTTCTGGGCTAAATCCTGCTACTGTATTTTCAGGGTAATAGCCAAAACCAGTACCTGCACTATACATTCTTTGTGCTTCATTTGCTCCATAAGCTAATTGCGGTAATACATACGAAGGAGGCAACTGTGTTGTTGTCTGCATTCCTGTTTGCTCTGATCCACCTAAACTCATTCTATACTCCTCATTGATATTGTACCTACTTCTTTATAATCTTTTACTTTTGACCACCCTTTGCGACCAACTATTTGTGCGTTTTTACAACCAATAGATTTTGCCCATTCGCAAATAGGTTGTTCCATTTCTTTTAATTCTTCTAAATTTCCACCTGCTAACCAAAATCGTATAGATTTAAAGTTAGGGTATGTTACTATCTCAGTAACGCAAGCACTCTTTTGACCAGTCCATAATTGAGCATCACCTCTTGCTATTGCATAGAATACATCTTTTTCGCTATGAGAATCAATACCTCTTTTTAATGCGTCTAAAATATATTTGCGTGACTTTAACCACGACTCTTTATCCAATGATGATGTATTCATATTGTCTTGATGTTCCACTACTGTTATGCGTAATTGTAAAAGAGCCATTCGTTCTAGCTGATATAAATAATGCTGTAAGTTCTGCGGCAGCGTTTGCAGACTTAGGCATAAAAGTTATAACGCTATTTTCCCCTGCACGAACATCATTTACTGTTGTTGTAGCAGATGAGGTTTGCAAGGTAACACTACCAGTAGAGTTTATTCCGCCCTCTAATATACGATTAACAACTTCAGCAACTTGTCTAGGGTTACCACCTTGATGAGCTAATCTTTTATACTGGTTGTCAGCCATTTACCTTCTTCCTGTTGTCTTTGCCTCTATTTCGACACCTTGAATATATTTCCAAGTGCCTGATACATTTAATCTTATTTTATGATACCTACCTTGATTTGACCTAATATTGCAATATCCATCATCATTTAATGAACTTGCTGTACCAAAACTATCTTGATCTACTTGTCTAAGTCTTGATGATACTTGTGCAGTAATACTAGGTGTTGTGCCATCTACTATTTCTACATAAGGTATAACATTTGTTATAACGCTTGCTCTACCATTAGATGTATCTAAATCAGCAGTTTCTATTAGTGCTTCTTTATTTATACCACTAAAGGTGTGTAACTTTTTATCTTTAGCACCACCAAATATAAATTGACCACCAATATATATTGATGAGTCAAGTGAGGCTGGCAAGCCATCAAGTGATGTGCTAATAGCGTCTAATTCTTCTAGTGTATAATTAATAGTCATAAATGGTGATATAAGTTCACAATCTAATTCTGCATACGACCATCTTTGCAAGGCATAATTATATATTAACAATCTGTCAGGCGTATCATCATTAGAACTACCTGATGTATATGACCACACAACAATTTGTTCTGTAGGGTCAACAGCGGTAGATATTCTACCTTTGTTTCGTATAGTAAAATCATCAAAGAAAAAACGATTTACTTTTTCTGCACCTATTGGTGTACTTCTTTGTCCATCAAACTGATAAAATCCATCATCTGATAGATAAAATACAGTCTCACCAACACTTGCTACTGAGTTAGGATAGTTACAGCCAAACCCTGTTTGCACTTTGTCAAATTGGAATATAAGTGGTGTACCAACGTAAGAGCCACGCACAATACCTCTTTCACATAGTATAGTTGCATATTCACCACCAACAATACCTGTAATATCACCCATATCAAATATATCTTGTATATCAGATTGGTCTGTACCTATTGTCCAACCTGTATGTGAGGCTAGAGCAGAAAAATAAACACGATTAGGATAAGCTGTACCGCCATATTTAACATTGCCAGTAAATACAAAATCACCAACAACTGCTATATGTTTAGCCGCAGGGCTACCAGATA